CTTAGTAGAAGCTGATAAAACATATGATATGTTTAATTCGTTTCGAAAAGGCATCAAGGGTGCGTGGGATCTTTACCGCGGACGGTTGCCGAAGAAGCTCAGACGAAAAATTCGTCCGTGCGATATTCCGGCTTCCTATCTTGCTACAACGTATGGTTTAGAACCCCTAATTGGGGACCTTATGGATTCCATAGAGGTCCTCAAGAGGGAGCTTCCAAAACCAATTTACCAGCGGTATTCCGTCACTTGTAAAGCGAAGGAAGAAACTGGTGATCCGTTGGGATCTTACACACTAAAAGAGCGCAGTGATAGAGCGGTTGTCTACCTCAAAGCTTACCCCGGTGAGTCCGACTTTACGTTGGGCAACATTGGGGAAGTAGCTTGGGAAGTCATCCCTTTCTCGTTCGTAGTCGATTGGGGCATTGGGGTTCAGGACTGGTTGTCCTCCCTCAATGCCTTAAGTGGTACCGAATTTGTTTCTGGTACCTTAACTACGAAGACGAGGACTAAGGTGTTAACTCCGTATTCCGATCCATCGCAAAGAGTTCATTCAGCTAGGCTGGAAGAACTCACGCATGAACGGGTTCCGTTAGTTGACATACCTATACCTCCTCGTCCCCGCATTGGATTCGGGCCTTCATATCGAAGACTCACCAATGCGATTGCTCTTTTATGGGCTGTTAATGATCGTTGTAAACGGTAATTTCTACCGAGCAATGAAACCATGCTTTGCAGGGCTTTCTGCATACAAATATCCTAAAAGGAGAAATATATGCCAACGGCATCAACAATAGCGTTACTCGACGGACAAGCAACACCTGTCTCCCATGACTTTTCACCGATTCGTGTTGGTGAAGCTAGCTCGCTTTTTGCGGACAAAACTTCGACAACATCAGCTGGTCGCCCTCAAATTGTTTTGGGGTTCTCAGCTAGTTCGGCGAAAAGACCTACAAACCGACTCAATGTGCGTTTTAATATGCCTATTGAGCAGACTGTAGATGGGGTGACTAGCGTTGCCTATACAGCCAGATTCACCTCTGATATCGTTATTCCTGATCAAATGACTCAGGGCCAACGGGACGACTTTGCAGCGTACATTAAAAATCTGTTCGCTCACACTGTCGTTGATTCAATGATTGCAGATATTGACCCGGTATATTAACCGTGTTAAATCTGATGAATTGGCTGAAGAAATTCAGCGAAGTCAAGGTACTATGGGAGAAGATAGTCGCTATTTTTAAGAAATAGTTACTCTCCATCCTTTAGTACTCAATCATTAATCAATTAGAAGGAGAATCGCCATGTCAAATCGTTTCGCGATAGACATTAGTTCTAGCCTTTCGCTAGAACTTTCAGTAACACGCCACTTATGTGAGTTGATCAATTCCCCTCGGGCTCTCACTGTTTTTCTCATGATAAAATATGAGGAATTCAATGAATTAGTAAACCTTGAGATAGACGCTAGTAATTATGAGGACCACGGCAATTTCGCCGATGATTACCTCGTTACTTCGTGTCTCTCTAAGTCTGCTAACTTGCCTTTGGGGATTGATGTTCATAAAGTAGCTCTCGACTCATTTTATGAGTCTGAGCGGATATGTAAGGAGACAAATGACCGTTTAGGTCATATGCTCCCGCCAGTTGCTTCAGACGCCTCGCGGTGGATTGCGAGAGTCTTAGGCACCTTAACAGAAAAGGATTTGGATTTTGTTTCAAATCATTTTCGTTTCGGACCTGGCGCTACAACCGGTGTTAAAGGGCACGGCTGTGTCCAATCAGATAAGTATGATGCAGAAATGCATCTTACTCCTGAACTTTATCCGTTTTATCGTACTATTTTGGGAGATCGGTGGTGGGAACACCTCCGTAAACCCGTTATAGTCGATGGATCAAAGTTCACTACGGTTCCTAAAAACGCGAAGACTGACCGAGGTATCGCTATCGAACCCACTTTGAACATTTATGTTCAACTTGGAATCGGTGCTTTAATTCGGAAAAGACTTGCGTATTTTGGGCTCGATCTTAACACCCAAGAGAATAATCGGTATTTAGCTTCAATAGCTTATACTGAAGGTCTTGCGACTATCGACTTGTCGATGGCCTCAGACTTAATCTCTTGGAAAACTGTTATGTCGCTTCTTCCCCCTCGCTGGTTTGATCTCTTACTTCTTGCGAAGTCAGATTTCATGTCAGTTGAGGGAGTTTCTGTCGAGCTGGAGAAATTCAGCTCCATGGGAAATGGTTTTACCTTTGAACTGGAAACGCTTATTTTTGCGTCTGTAGTTCGCTCGGTAGTTCCTAAGAAGCTACATCATTTAACGTCCGTTTATGGTGACGATATTATCGTTCCACAAACCTATGCTAATGATGTAATCGAGTCTTTGAAGTTCTTAGGCTTCAAAGTTAACCTTAAGAAGAGTTTCCTGGCAGGAAGCTTCTTCGAATCGTGTGGATCTGACTGGTTTAAAAACCATTCAGTGAGACCTTTCTATCTTCGTCAACAGAAGGGATCTAAGATTCCTTATGTAGTCCAGATAGCCAACAATCTCCGAAATTATGCAAATATGCGTAATAACGGGTATGGTTGCGATAGTCGATTTCGTCCTTTGTGGGTTAGCCTTTTCAAGGCTGCTCCCTCAGAGTGGAGATCGTGTAAAGTCCCGTCAGAATTTGGGGATCTTGGATTCATTGTCTCACGACGTGAAGCCAGACCCCGTGTTCTGCGGGATTCTATCGAAGGGTTTTCTGTGCGTATTATGCTAATGAAGCCAAAAAGCCGATCAAAAGGCTCCTTTGGTGTTCTATTAGCTGCACTTTCACGCGCGGTGCTAGATATTCCTACCTATGGGCGTGAGCCCAGGCGGGGATATTTAGGCAAACACCGGCCTAAGTGGACCACCGTTTCACAATGGTCCGAGGAGTTTGAATGGATTTAGTGAC